CCGTTTTTTACCTGATATTGTGACCGGCTGGAATATTGAATTTTACGATATTCCATATCTAGTAAACCGCATTCGTAACGTTCTTGGTGAGAAGGAAGTCAAGAAACTTTCGCCGTGGGGGTTTCTAGAAGAACGGTCTATCGAATTGTTTGGTAAGGAAACAACCATCTATATTCCGTCTGGAATCAATGTGCTGGACTACTACGCATTATACAAGAAGTTCTCTTTTGGTAACGAAGAAAGCTATAAGCTGGATCATATTGCCGAGAAAGTCTTGGGGCAGAAAAAGCTCGGTCTGCCAGGATATAATAATATGTCCATATTTCTTTGTGGCGCAGAAAACGTTAAAATACCCCATGGCAGAAAAGAAGAAGATTTATTAGATTTTGAAAAAATGATACTTTTTAAAAATAAAATTATTAAGGAGAAAAACAGACGTTTACAGAAATAGATTTACATTTTTCTCCATGCCATCTTTTGTAATTAGTGCTGTCAAACATTTTATTACAATACTTACATAATTTATTTTTCACAACAGGCGCTCTTTTTAAAGGAATTTCATATGAAAAAATATTTTTTCCTGGTAGAAACACCCCCCAATTTTTAGAATGCCTTATTAAGTTATTTGGATAAATTATATTATATATTTCTTGCGGAGTTAAACCACTGTATTTCTTAAAATCGTTTCTGGTTCCTATAAATTGTTCGTTGGTTTTTCTATTTTTAAACGTAAAAATATCTTTCGCCGTGTGAGGTATTCTGTTTTTACATTCTTCTATAAACATTTTTTTATGTGCTTCGTAGAGACGCCCTCTTTTAATGTCCATAGTTCTATTTTTATTAAAATGAAAGAAAGTATGTAACGCAAAACACATTTTCATTTTGTCTGTTCCACAAGTAAATTTAGTCAACAATATATGGCATATATAATGTTCTTTGAATGTTAGAATAGCCATGTTGACACCGCCAAAACTTTTTGGTAGTATATGATGATACTCGTGTTCAGAAGAATCATATACTCGATTTTCAAATAATACTTTTTGTATTATTTTTATATACACGTTTAGATATTTATTTTTAATAAAATTATTATATTTTAAAAATTCTTCCATTCTCTAACCCTTTTATCGTGAATATTGTATCTATTTATAATATCGAGGATTTTACATGATGAATTATACTACTGACCTATCAACATTAACTGATAAAGACTTAGATTCCCTATTAAACGAGGTTTCTTTCCAGGCAGACAAAATGTGTTATGACATCGGAATAGATTACAACATGCATGACGTTACCCTGATTGACATGCTTGAAGAGAAGTTGAAATTTATTGAACAAGTTATCGCTTTTGCTTATGATGCCAAGGTGAATTACTCAGATACTTTCACAACGGTCAAGCCTTGGGATATCATCATCCATAATTATTTGCTGGACCGTAACATTGTGGTTCCGCAAAATATCAAACATCACTATGACGGTTCGCTGGTTGGTGGTTATGTGAAAGAACCTAAGCTTGGTCTTAGTAGGTGGGTGGTATCTTTCGATCTGAACAGCCTTTATCCACATTTGATCATGCAGTATGGAATTTCGCCTGAAACATTAGTTAATGTTATCAGAGACGGATGGCCTAGCATTGATGAATTACTCAAAGGTGGTCTTGGTAATTTAGAAGAAGAATATGCTTATGCTGCAAACGGAACAATGTATCGTAAGGATAAGCAGGGGTTCTTGCCTGCTCTTATGGAAAAGATGTATAACGACCGCGTAGAGTATAAGAAGAAGATGATCGAGGCCAAGAAAAAGATAGAAAAAATTAATATTGAAATGATAAAAAGAGGTATTTCTTAAAGCTAAAAAAATATAAATAAACATATAATCTTTTTAGCAAATGGAACAAAAAATGCCAAACCAATTTTCAGAAATAACCAGACACACGGAACAGAATCTCGAAAAAGTTATAGAATATGTAAAAAATAAACCAACATCTCTTGCGAACGCTTGTAAAGAATTAAACATAAGCTATCCCTGTGCCTATAGACTTATCAAGCAATCTGAACATAGGAATTTAATTTCTAGAAGTAGAAACGGCAAAAAAGAAATTTACAATAATGTTTCCAGAAAAAGATCAAAAATAAATGATAGTAATGTTGAAAAAGTAAAAACATTATATTTTGAAGAAATGTTGACTTTAAAAGATTTATCCGAAGTTTTCGAAACTAGCGCCGCCACAGTTTTACATTTTTTCCGAAAACACAATTTAAAAACAAGAACAAAATCAGAAGCAAATTTTTTAAAATATGAAAAAAATACTTCTCTTAGGGATCACTGTAGAAATTTAGTTTTTGAAGGTAAGACAGGATATCCAAATAATGAAAAAAGAGAATCTTGGATTGAAAAATTGATGCGTGAATGGTTAGAAAATAATAAAATAAATTTTATACAGGAATACAGAATAAATGGGTATGGACATTCGTATGATTTTAAAGTGGGTAATGTTTTAATAGAAATGGATGGCGTATATTGGCATTCGACCACAAAACAAAAAAATAAAGACAGTGAATTCGAAAAAATAGCTGTTGACAATGGGTTTAAATTATATAGAATAACAGATATACAGCTAAAAAAATATGGAATTTTGTTTATTAATGAGAATATTAAACCTCTGTTATTTGGAGAATAAATTTTGTTAGAAGATTATACTAAATTAAGTGATAGCGAGTTGATTGAACTTAAGAAAAAGGCAGAAAGGGATGTTTCAAAATATCATAATTTGCAACTAGCCAAAAAGGTGCAACTTTAACTCTGTCTACGGGTCGCTTGGGAATGAATACTTTCGATGGTTTGATTTTGATCTTGCGGAGGCTATCACCAAATCAGGACAGCTTTCTATTCGTTGGATCGAAAATAGAATGAATGCATATCTCAACAAGCTCCTTAAGACGGGTGATGTTGACTATGTTATTGCATCTGATACCGATTCGATTTATGTCAACATGGAACCTCTTGTTGCTGCCTCGGGAGTAACAGACACCGCGAAAATTGTTGATATGATTGATCAATTTTGTGAACAAAAAATTCAGAAGATGATCAACAAGTCATACGAAGAACTAGCGCGATACATGAATGCCTATCAGCAAAAGATGTTCATGAAGCGCGAGACGATTGCAGAGAAAGGTATATGGCGCGGAAAGAAGATGTATATTCTAAACGCCTGGGATATTGAAGGTGTGCGCTTTACCGAACCCCAATTAAAAATGCAGGGTATCGAGGCGGTGCGATCATCAACACCAAAGGTTTGCAGATCGAACATCAAAAAAGCTCTGGAAATCATTATGAATAAGGATGAGGAAACTCTTCACAAGTTCGTTGCTGACTTTAAACGTTCCTTCATGAAATTGCCATTCGAAGATGTTGCATTTCCGAGAGGTGTTAAGGGGCTTGAGAAATATGCCGATAAGCAAAAGGTCTATTCTCTCGGGACACCAATTCACGTCAAGGGATCGTTGCTTTATAACAACTTCATCACTAAGAACAATTTAAATAAGAAATATCGTCTTATTGGTGAAGGTGAGAAAATCAAGTTCGCCTACCTGAAAATGCCTAATCCAATTCACAACACAGTTATTTCGGTGCCAGAAGAATTGCCTGATGAATTGGGCTTGCAAAAATACATAGATTATGATACACAGTTCAATAAGACCTTTCTTGACCCCATTACTTCCATTCTAGAAGTTATTGGATGGAGCGCGTCAAGACAGGCGACCCTAGATGATCTTTTCAATTAAAGGAAACATATATGTCGTTACGCGATAAACTTATTAAAAATTCTACTCTTGACCACACGGCTTTGCTTGAGGATAGTAAGATTTATTCCAAGAAGGATATGATTACAACACCAGTTCCAATGATCAATGTTGCGCTTTCAGGATCACTTGATGGTGGTATCACTCCTGGTGTAACAATGCTCGCCGGTCCTTCCAAACATTTTAAGACAGGGTTTGCTTTGCTTCTTGCTTCTGCGTTTCTTCGAAAGTATAAGGATGGTATCATACTTTTTTATGACTCAGAATTTGGAACGCCACAGAGTTATTTTAAAACATTCGGTATTCCACTAGATTCTGTTGTTCATTCACCTGTTACGGATGTGGAAGAATTGAAACATGATATGTCAGTCCAGCTTCAACAACTCACCCGCGATGATAAGATTTTTGTCGTAATTGACTCTATTGGTAATCTGGCTTCAAAGAAAGAAACCGATGATGCTATTGAGGGCAAGTCTGTTGCTGATATGACACGTGCGAAGGCGTTGAAATCGTTCTTCCGCATCGTGACTGCCAAGCTAACACTTAAGGATATTCCTATGGTGGTTGTCAATCATACCTACAAGGAAATTGGTATGTATCCGAAAGATATTGTTGGTGGTGGCTGCGTTTTTGGAGGAACTTTAATTAAAATGGCCGATGAATCTCTTAGAAAAATTGAAGAGATTAATGTTGGTGAATTTGTTAAGACTATGGAAGGACCAAGAGAAGTAACTTCTGTTTGGAATCCCCAAACACTTACGGAAGGAACACCAGAATGCTTTGAGGTTGAATTTGAAGATGGCTATAAAATTACAGTGTCAGAAGATCACAGGTTTTTAACTGATGAAGGATGGGTAAATGTAACAGATAAATTGTTTGATAAAAACTTTATATCTGTTCCGTAGTAAAGTCCAAAAAATATAAATAGTCCATAGGAGGAAACAAATATGGACTATTTAAAAATATATAATGATTTAATAAACGATGCAAAAAATAACCCAAAAATAGAGCAATATAAAGAATCCCACCACATTATCCCTAAATGCCTTGGTGGTAAAAAATCAAAGAGTAATTTGGTTAAATTAACTGCTAGACAGCACTTTATTGCTCATTGGTTATTATATAAAATATATAAAACAAGTAGTCTAGCACATGCATGGAATTGCATGTCAAGAGTTAGTGTCGGGCAAGAGAAGAGATTAATAAACTCTCATGGATTTAAATATGCAAGAGAGAATAGAAATAAAATATTATCAATTAATTCTATGGGACCAAAAAATCATTTTTATGGAAAAAAACATAAAGAAGAAACCAAATTAATTTTGTCTAGGTTAAACAAAGGTAAAGATACAAGAACCAAAGAGCAATTATTAAATTGGATAGAAAAGGTAGCAAAGAAAAAAAGTTCAGATTTACAAAAAGCTACGGTTTCTGAAAGAAATAAAAATTTTACAACTATTCAAAATAAAATAACACATGAAAAACTTTATATAAAGAAAAAAGATATATCTCTTTATGATCCTAATATTTGGGTAAACCCTAAGAAAATAAATCCAGAAAAAAAAGAAAAATGTTTATATTGCGATATGTTTACAACAAAATCAAATTTATCTAGATGGCACAATGAAAAATGCAAAAGGAAAATACAATGAAGGTTAAATCAATTCGATCTGTAGGACGTAAAGAAGTTTATGATATTTCGGTAGAAGGTAATCAACAATACATATTAGAAAATGGTATAGTTTCTCACAATACTGGTTCTTATTATGGCGCTGATAACATTTGGATTCTCGGTCGCCAGCAAGATAAAGACGGCACTGAAATTCAGGGATATCACTTTGTCATCAACGTGGAAAAGTCTCGTTACGTTAAGGAAAAGTCCAAGATTCCGATCACCGTTTCGTTTGATGGTGGTATTAATAAATGGTCTGGATTATTGGAATTGGCCGTGGAAGCTGGAATTGTTGTTAAGCCAAAAAACGGCTGGTATGCTAAGGTTGACAAGGAAACCGGTGAACTCAGCAAGAATTATCGCGCATCTGAGATCGACAATAATTCCGATTTTTGGAAAGACGTATTAACCACAACAGACTTCGCCGGGTGGATTAAAAATAAATACACCCTAGCAACAGGAGAAATGATCCACGATGAAGAAGACGCTCCCTCATGAGATTTATTTCAGTAGCAATACCAGATTAAAAGCAGCAGTCTCGGAAATTGGTGACTCCATCTTTGTAGAATTTTACAAGGATGGGGTTATGCTTGAACTTCGTGATTGCTCAGAGCATAGCAGTCATTACGCCCACGCTATTGCTGAAAACTACTGCGATGGTATACTGCGGGTAGAAAATAAGTTCTTTTAGGAGTTCACATGAGTTTTGAGAAAACAATTTTTGGAAACCTAGTCTTTCGTGAAGACTACGGTAGAAAGGTCTTTCCGTTTCTAAAGCAGGAGTATTTTCAGGATATAGCTGACCGCACGATTTTTGATATCCTTTCGAATTATGTTCATAAGTATAATAGCTTTCCAACACAAGAAGCTTTGATGATTGAACTTGATGCCAAAGACAATCTTGACCAAAAGGTTTTCGCTGGTGCCAAAGAACTGATCGAAGAACTTGATTTCGACCCTGGAACCGAATTAGATTTCTTGGTAGATAACACCGAGAAGTTTTGCCAAGAAAAAGCTGTCTATAATGGGATTATGGAATCAATCCAAATCCTGGACAACAGCAAGGATTCCAAATTATCCAAGGGGTCCATTCCACAAATTCTGACTGATGCGCTTGCCGTAAGTTTTGACAGCAATATCGGTCATAACTGGATGGAAGACAGCGAAGCGCGGTTTGAATTTTATAATCGCAAAGAAACAAAAGTTCCGTTTGGTCTGGACTACTTCAATCGTATTACCGAGGGTGGACTACCAAATAAGACATTGAACATCATCCTCGCTGGTTGTGTTCATCCTGATACTAAAATTAAAATTAGATATCGGAAAACCGAATGGCAAGAAAAAGAAATAAAAATTGGTGATATCGCAGAGTATATTTCTGCTGGTTATGAAATAGAAGTTACTTCACCAGATGGTTTTGTCCCGGTATCTATGTTTGTAGATAAAGGTGAATGGGATGAATATATTTTAGAGACTGATGATAGCCGAGTTGTTCGTGTAAATGAAAACCATTTATTTGAAACCAAGAATGGATGGGAATATGCAAAAAATTTAACTTCCGACTATCATTTGTTTTTAACGGATTGTGGTTATGCTCGTGGTATTGTCCAGAAAACAAATAACAAGATACCAATCGTTGATATTCAAGTAGATCATGAAAATCACAGGTATTATACAAATGGTATATCATCACATAATACTGGTGTTGGAAAATCTTTGTTCATGTGTTCATGTGCTGCTGATAATTTGATGGCAGGGAAAAATGTTCTGTATATCACTATGGAACTTGCTGAGGAACGAGTGGCAGAACGTATTGACGCGAATTTGCTTGACGTTCCGGTAAAAGAACTTGGCAAGATGGATAAGTCTTTATATTTTAAGAAGATTGACCGTATCAAAAGCAAAACGATGGGAAAGCTGATTGTTAAGGAATACCCAACGTCATCTGCTGGTTCTTCTAACTTTCGATATCTGCTCAATGAGTTGAAGCTTAAGAAGAACTTCCATCCTGATATCGTCTATATCGACTATCTGAATATTTGTTCTAGTTCACGTATGAAATATTCTGCTAACATGAATAGCTACACATACGTAAAGGCTATTGCTGAGGAACTTCGTGGTCTGGCGGTGGAATTCAATGTTCCTATCGTTTCCGCAACGCAAACGACAAGAAGCGGTTTTTGTTTGGCTCTTGATACTAAAGTAGTTGTGAATAATAAAAAATCAAATATTTTAGAGGTTAAAGTTGGTGATATGATTGATACTGTGGGTGGACAAAATACCGTAAAACATATTTTTCCAATCACAAAGAAAAAAGCATATAAGATTACACTTGCTAACGGTAAAACTATCATCTGTAGTAAAGAACATTTGTTTCCAACGAAAAGTGGCGAAAAAAGTATTAAAAATGGCCTTAAAATAGGAGAGTATCTACAAGTTAAATAACAATATTATATAATTTGCAAATGGTTTATATACAAATAGGGAGATTGGGTAATGTGGTCAGAAGTGATTAGTATTGAAGAAGTTGGTGATATGGATATGATCGACATTGAAGTATCAGGCAATCATTTATTTTATGCCAATGATATTTTAACACATAATTCCAATTCTGACGTTGGGCTTGAAGATACTTCTGAATCTTTTGGCCTACCTGCTACCGCTGACTTGATGTTTGCTCTGATTACTTCCGAAGAATTGGAGAGCATGAACCAGCTTATGGTAAAGCAGTTGAAGAACCGTTACAATGATCTGGCGTTCCATAAGCGTTTTGTTATTGGTGTTGACCGCAGTAAAATGCGCTTGTATGATGTGGAACAAAGTGCGCAGGATGATATCGTTGATGATACTCCTGTCATGGATAAAACTGGATTCGGTGGTCGTGACAATAATACCAAGTCGAAATTTAACAAAAATAGTTTTGAGGATTTCAAGTGATGATCAAGAATAATTACAAGGTAGATAGAATCTCTGATAAGTTGTGGGGAATTTATGAAAACAAGACGGAACAATATGTCATGTATTTCAACCACAACATGAAGGCACAGGTGGAATGCTCGAAACTCAACAAAAACAAGGTTGGGTTTCATGGCTGGACTCCTGCGTTTATTGCAGAGGGGTTATGCAATAAAACTCGCTGAATCTTGTATAAATAAATCCACGACAAACAATTTGCAATACGTTTTGATTACGTATAGTGGCACAGCGAATAATAAGCACAGGAATAGCTGGGATCAAGGTGGGGTTCCTCCCGGCCATATTGTTTGGAAAGGGTAGATCGAAAGGTCTACCCTTTTTTTGTATAAATAGTAAAAACCTTTATTTTTGCACAGGGAACTAACAATGATACGTTTTAGAGATTTCGTTTTATCATACATGACAGAAGAGAAAGATGATAAAAAAGAAAAACAAATAAACGGTTCGTTGCATGAACTACTGACAGGGTATTACCTGAATGGTGGTCGTCATATGGAACAACACCCCAACAATAAAGGAGAATCACCTCAAGAAGCTCATGATAGAATAAAGAAAAACATGAGTCCTGGAATTTATGCAGAACATCAAGCAAGAGCAAAACATGCAGCAGATGCCATAACCCAAGCAGTTGGTGGTAAAAAAAATATCAAAAAAGTTCACTGGACTTCCAAGCGAGGTGATATCAATAGAGTAACAGGATCGAATCAATCACAAAACGAAGACCCATCCGATCTGTATATTACACATCATGATGGAACACACACCGGAATAAGCTTGAAGGCACATGCGGCCAAGGGAAAGCATGGACACTTTAAAGCTCCTGGTCTTGGAACGATAGACAAAAGCCTAAAGATCGAAGGGCATAATGAACTTATAGATCAGGCAAGAAAAAGACTTGCGAAACTTCATCCTAAAGTCGAAAATTCAAAAAATGAGGATGAAATGTCAAGCATGGTTTCAAATGACGAGAAGTTGAAAAACGACGAATCTAGGGAAAGAAATGCCCTGCTTCCACAAATAGCAAAAAATTGGCATGAAAAATATGCTGCTATGCCAAAGAAAAAATTATCAGACCATCTCAGAAACCTTATTCACGCAAATAAAACAACGCAAAATCATATCAGAGTGACAACGAGCGGGGTTGGTAATGACTTTGAATCTAATGTCATTCACCCATACACTCATTACGATCATATTCTAAACGATCACCAAAATCTTGGAGTGGAACATGCGGGCAACAGCGTAAACTTCACCCACAAAGGTAGAAAGGTTTTCACCCTCAGAGTAAAACCCAAGTCTGGCGCTGGCGTTATGGGAACCATCAAAGCTGACGTTGACGGATCGAGAATTTCAAAATAATGAACGAAAAAGAAAAACAATTTTTATCCAAAATGCATAAGGCTTTAGGGCAACCTGAAGTTTCAAATACTTTTTTTGTTTCCCAGTCAGAAAAAAGAAAAAAAGAAAATGATATTCTAAAATTGATGGAGTCTAAACTCAATAAGCTGGCGGGGACACAACTCACAGAAGGAATTTTGACACCAAAAGGTTTACCTGTAATTGATGAAGTGATTTCTGCAACGATACCAGAAGAAGAACCGGTTGTTGATATTGTTGAAACTATCGAACCCATTATGGAAATAGGAAGACAGCCGGAACCAGAACTTCCTAAAGACGATATCATAAACAAATATGTTGTTGCTCTCTCAAAAACAAATCAACAAGATGGAGGCATTCAGCAGGTAGCGGACTCAATTCCTGATGTATATCGCAAAGAACTTGATATCCTAAAAAAATCCGTTGCTGATTTCCATCGTTTTGCGCAGAGACATTCACAACTTGGAGGTGGTGGAGCAGGTTCAATTGAAGACCTTACTTTCCACACTACATCGGTAACATCATCAAATTATCAGATCGGTCGAAAAGACTACTACATTGGTGTTAATTATCCCGGACCTGTAAGCATATCACTTCCGATCCAGAATGTAAAAGAAGGCAGACAGGTTGTGGTAAAGGACGAAAGCGGTTTATGCTCGGTCAACAATATCACGATCAGCGGTATTTCGATTGATAACGATACACAAGCAATATTAGCTATCAACAACGGTTCATTAACTTTCATTTATAGTCGCGGGTGGAGAATCATCTAATGTCATATCTTTATTCAACAAATTATTCAACAAATACGAACGTTGTTAATAGCGTTGAAATCCAAAACGAACAGGGAAATGCTATTACGGTTTCTGTAATGAATATTCCGGCGACTCAGAACGTTTCGTTTTCTAACCAATCAGTGAATCTGGTTGGAAACGTTGCTGGCATCACTTCAAATGTAAACGTTCAAGTCCTATCAAACACCACAAACTATGTCTACACTCAGCAAGCACCAACATGGTCACAGGATGCTTTGACAAAACTTAGAACCTCAACTACAGCGGTTCAGATTTATTACACTCCCGTAGTTGATAACGATATCACTTTAAGATGGTCTATAGCAAATTCAGGGGTTGGGTCTTCGAGTCAGTTTCTAGCAAACACCTCAGAAATTCAATTGTCCAGTGGAACTACAAACGGTGGTTACGTATACAAGCAATCATATGAGCGAATGAAAATCGTTCCTGGCGCTTCACATATTGTCTATAGCACAGTTAATTTCGAAGCGAACACAAGTGATTCCGGTGTTACAAGAAGAACGGGTATCTTTGACACTTATAACGGCATGTTTTGGGAACAAACAGCAAATACTCTAGCAGTTGTTGTCCGCCGCCAGCAAGCAAATGGCGCTGTTGTAGAAGATCGTGTCTATGCTACTAATTTCAATACGGACAAGTTAGACGGAACCGGTCCTTCAAATTTCAACATCTTCACTGCTGGCCTGGACAAATACTACACATTCTGGTTTGACTTCATCGGTGGTAGAACAGGTCGTATTCGTTTTGGTATGGGAACACCTATTGGACCTCAAATCTGTCATGTTCAAAGTTATACCGGAACATTAACAACAAGTTTTGTGAATGACAATAGCTTGCCATTCAGACGCGAAATATTCAACACAACCGCCCAGTCCGTCGCTCCTATTTTCAATATGACCGGGATATCGTTTCAATCAGAAGCGCCGCAACAGTTCAACCCATCACCGACTACAGCATATAACGTCAATGGTTATATTCCTGATGGAGCATTGACAGCAATTCTTACTATCGGATTAAGGACAGGTGTGCCTTATAGTGGCAGTGATATCACCCCTGGAGAATTTACGTTGGTGGACCAAAATAATCAGGGTAAGAACGCTAGTCCTGGAACGTTCTTCTATCAAGTTTTATATAATTGTAACGTTAATTCAACTTATGCTTATAATGGAAATGGGGCTTTGTCACGTGTAAATGCAGGTAGAACAAGTCAATATTGGACGTGGGCAAACACAGCACTGGTTAGTGGTGGACAAATAGTCCTTTCCGGTCTTACGACTTCTGCTTCTGCTTCACAGCTTTTTGATGGCCTACCAGGAACATTCAATCTTGGTTCTGATATTAATGGTAATCCAGGGACTTTGACTCTAGCGATTCAGCAATTAACAGCAGGCGGAAGTTCTGCTAATATCGCTTCTACCTTTAACTTCATTGAACAGTTGTAAGATATAAATATAGATAAAATATAAATTGGAGTATGACAACATGTCAAGCAAACCAGGACTTTGGGCTAATATCCACGCCAAACAAAAACGTATAAAAAACGGTTCCGGTGAGCATATGCGCAAGCCTGGGAGCAAGGGTGCGCCAACTGCTGCTGATTTTACGAATTCGCAAACTGAAGAATACGTAGACGAAAAGACAAATCCTTTCGTTATCGGTCGCACTCACAAGGATATCACCAAGCACATCAAGAAATTGGGTTGGGTTCATACCCGTGACAATGGCGATCATGAAGTATATACGCATCCGAAATCCCCACACCGTATCGCAGTCCCAAGACATAAAGGGGATTTAGCTCCCGGAACGATTCGTGATATTATGGGTAAAATGACAATCAGCGAAGCGTATACCGGTTCCGAAAAGGTTTCAAAAAACACCAAATATCCTTCCAGTAGATTTATGGGGACTTCTTCACTATCTGATGTTTATAAGAACGAAACCCCAGGACAATCCACACTCAAAACGATTAAAAGAGTTGTCTGTGAACAGCTAGAAGAAACAGCAGCATGGCAACGCAAAGAAGGCAAAAATCCAGAAGGTGGTTTAAATAAAAAAGGTGTTGAATCGTATCGTAAAGAACACCCCGGTTCCAAACTAAAAACAGCCGTAACAAAAAAGCCATCAGAATTAAAGGCGGGTAGTAAGTCTGCTAATCGCCGTAAATCATTCTGCGCCCGTATGAAAGGTATGAAAGACAAGTTAACTTCATCCGATACAGCGCACGATCCCGATTCACGTATCAATAAATCACTAAGAAAATGGCATTGTTAGATATGAGTATTTTAGAAACAATTAAAAAAGTCATCAGTGAGCAAATAAACCCGATTGAACCAGTAAAAAGCATCGGTAATATTCGCCATATTCGAAATGCAAAAGCACGTTATAATATCAAACACAGAAAAAGAAAACACCATCATCACCATTCCCATTTTAAAGAAGAAGATGTGAATGAAATAAGTGTTAGAGATGCAGCAGGTCATATCGAACATATCGCAAACGTTAATATTCGTATGGCTAACGGAAAAATCAAATCATTACCACCAGGAAAAAGTGGTAGCTCAGGAGGCGGGGGAAAATGAACATCCTAAAGCGAATCAAAAACTTTTTTAGTTTTGGTATGCTTGATGAGATTGATCTAACCTTAGAAGATAGAATCGAAACGTTTTCAAACACAGTCACAGAAAATGTTAAATATAATAGTAAAATGACCAGGGAAGAAATTCTCGCTGAAGCCAACAAATATGTAGAAGAACTGAGAAAGAAAAAAAATGGAAAAACTGATCGAGCAGATGAAGGTGGTTCTAGCCACTAATTTTGCGTTTTACTTGAAGACACATAATTTTCATTGGAACGTGGAAGGTCCGAACTTCCCGCAGTATCATTCGTTTCTTGACGGATTATACAACGAGGTTTGGGAAGCAGTAGATTCCATTGCAGAACATATTCGCACTCTGGATGCT